ATGAGATACCTTATTTTAGAACACTACACTCGTTAGCTTTTAGATCATTAGGTATAAAAAAAGAACGTGTGATGAAATCAGCTGACTACAGAGATTTTGGTATGAAATGTGGCATTACTATTAAAAGTGCTTTTTGGAAAGAAGACGATGGTATATTTAGTTCTGACAATGAGTATTTGCGTATAATAAATAAAGCTAGAGTAAGAGAAATACCTGTATTAGAGCAATACGATAAAAACGAACACAACACATATATAGACGTAGAAAGAGATTTATTATATCTTTTAGATCAAGAACTTAAGAAGTATAAAAAGGAAAAAGGACTTGTTGATTACGATGACATGTTGGAAAGATTTATTGAACAAGATTTATCACCAGATTTCGACGTATTATTTATTGACGAGGCACAGGACTTATCACCGCTTCAATGGAAAATGGTCAAGTGTCTCTGGAGAAAGGCAGACAAAACCTACATTGCAGGAGATGATGATCAAGCTATATTTAAGTGGGCTGGTGCTGACGTTGATACTTTTATCGCTCTTAAGGAAGAGGTAGATCAAATAGACACACTAGAACAATCTTACAGAATACCTGGTGGACCAATACATGAACTGTCACAAAAAATAATACGAAATGTTACAAACCGGTTTGACAAAGAATACAGGCCTAGACAAGAACTAGGAGATCTTACAAGATACACTGACGTTACACAAGTGGATATGTCACAAGGACAATGGTTAGTATTATCTACGGCAAACTATTTTCTTGATGACGTAAAAGATTTATGTGAGTTGCAAGGTTGGTATTTTTCTCACAAACATAAAAACTCTATCAAGTTAGATTTATTACTAGCTATTCAAGCATGGGAAAAGTGGAGAAGATTTGAAACAATCCTTCCTGTTGCATCAATAAAAAATATTTATTCATACCTGGGCGATAACGTAACTAAAGGTTATCGCACCGGCAAAACTTTTGATGAGAACGAAGAAGGTTATTACATTGAAGAATGCAGCAATGACCACGGATTACAAATACAAGATGTTTGGTACAAAGCGTTTGCAGGGTTAGATACAAATACAGAAAACTACATACGAAATATGTTAGCTAATAAAGAAAAAATTACACAGACACCAAGAATAACACTATCAACAATACATGCTGCTAAAGGAGGTGAAGCCGATAATGTTCTACTCTTACCTGATATTACTAAGTCTGCTCTTAATAACAACGATGTTAACCCAGATGAATTGCATAGGTTGTTTTATGTAGCAGTGACACGTGCAAAAAAATCTTTGCATATACTAGAGGCAAAAAACTATGACAGACGATATGTGTTATGAGATTTCATGAACACATAAAAGGTGACAAGGCAGAATACATAGCTGCAATGTGGCTATGGGATCAAGGCTATCTGGTTTGCAGGAATATGTCACAACAAGGAGCTGTTGATCTTGTTGCAATAAAAGAACATGAAGTTATACTGATAGACGTAAAATCTGAATGCAGAAGAAAGCGAGACGGATATAAAATTAATAGATCACTTACACCAATACAAAAAAATCTTGGTGTGAATATTTTAAATGTAAATGTAGAAACAGGAGAATGCGCATATGTCTAAGAAATACGATCCAGTAAACTTTCCATCACACTATAACAAAGGCGGTATAGGTTGCATCGATGCGATCAAGTCATGTCAAGGTGATGGTTTTAAATATTATTGTCAGGGCTCAGCCATAAAATACATATGGAGACACGAGCACAAGGGAAAACCAATAGAAGACCTGGATAAAGCTATATGGTTTTTAAATAAGCTAAAGGATTGTTATAAATAGAGAAATAGGTTATAACTATCTAAGGTAAAATATTATATGGGCAGGATAGCCAAGAAAGCATGAGAACACTACAACAACCACTATTCACACCGGAAACTGAGTGGGTGCCACCAGAACGGTTACCTGATTTATCTAGTCATAATGAAATAGCAATTGACTTAGAGACACGAGATCCAAACCTGCTGGCAATGGGCTCAGGTTCGGTAAGAAGAGACGGAGAAGTAGTCGGTATCGCTGTTGCGGTCGAAGGGTGGTCCGGCTATTTTCCTATCGCGCACGAAGGTGGTGGGAACATGGATCGAGGATTGGTCCTGGATTGGTTTGAAGAACTATTACAAAATACAGCGACAAAAATATTTCACAATGCCATGTACGATGTATCCTGGATTAGGTCACTTGGCTTTCACATAAATGGTGGCATCATTGATACAATGATTGCTGCAAGTTTGATTGATGAAAACAGATTTAGTTACACACTAGACTCTGTTGGTAAAGATTATATCAACATGCGTAAGAATGAAAAATTATTACAAGAGGCTGCTAAAGATTTTGGCGTTAATCCAAAAGCAGAGATGTGGAGATTGCCAGCAACTTTTGTTGGAGAGTACGCAGAAAAAGATGCAGAGATTACATTAAAATTATGGCACGCACTGCAACATGAAATATCAAAACAAGATTTGTGGGACGTATTTAACTTAGAAACTAATTTGTTTCCATGCCTAGTCGATATGAAATTTAAAGGTGTGCGTGTAGATGTACAAAAAGCTATGTCTGTCAAAGCACAGCTACAAGAAACAGAGAAAAAATTATTGCAAGATATTAACAAGTTAGCAGGATTTGACGTTGAGATATGGGCGGCAGCGTCGATTGCAAAAGCATTTGATACATTAAAAATGCCCTATGATAGAACTGAGAAAGGTGCACCATCATTTACAAAAAATTTTTTAGCCACACATCCAGCAGAGCTACCCAAACTAATTAACGAAGCAAGAGAAATAAACAAAGCAAACACAACATTTATAGATACAATACTTAAACACGAACACAACGGCCGCATACATGCAGAGATTAACCAGATACGATCTGACCAAGGTGGCACAGTAACAGGACGATTTAGTTATAACAACCCGAACCTCCAGCAGATACCTGCACGACACAAGCATCTTGGACCGTTGATTAGAAGTTTATTTATACCAGAAGAAAAATGTAAGTGGGGTTGTTTTGACTACAGTCAACAAGAGCCACGTATACTTGTGCACTTTGCATCATTGATGAAGTTGGAAGGCACGGGTACAATTGTTGATGCATACAGAGACGGCAGTGCAGACTTTCACCAGATGATTGCTGACATGGCCGGTATAGATCGTAAACAAGCAAAGACAATTAATTTAGGAATTATGTATGGCATGGGTAAGAATAAACTCATGGCAGAACTAGGACTTATGAAAGACGCAGCTGAGAAACTTTTAAAAACGTATCACTTGAAAGCGCCTTTTGTAAAAATGTTATCAGAAGCAGTGGCGCGAAGAGCCGATGACTCTGGTAAGATTAGAACGATTGGGGGAAGACTCTGTCATTTTGATTTATGGGAGCCGCATGGTTTTGGTATCAAGAAACCATTGAAACATGCAGATGCACTCAGGGAACATGGACCGGGGATTAAACGTGCTTTTACTTACAAAGCATTAAACAAACTAATACAAGGGTCAGCCGCAGACATGACTAAGCAATCTATGCTAGCGCTGTACCAGGAAGGAATAATACCACATGTACAAATTCATGACGAACTTGATATCTCAGTACCAAGCGTACAAGAGTCAGAGAGAATTATTAGAATTATGGAAGAAGCGGTACGGCTCGAAGTCCCGAATAAAGTCGACTATGAAAAGGGCGAAAGTTGGGGGGACATAAAATGACTGAATTAAAAGAAAGAGAAAACTTAATAGTGCCTTATCAAGTTATAGATATAAGCACTATAAAAGTACCAAGGTATGACGGCAAACAATTGGCTTTTGGTCAATACTCAGATTTACCAAAAAATAAATATTTTTTACATACTTCAGGAGGTTCTTGGTGTTCACACGATAAACAAAATTTAGTTACTAACAAAGAAAAAGAATTTGGAAAAATTTTTCCTTGGATAGAAGTTATTAGAACACTAAAATCAGGTAAGAAAAAAAGAAGAAAAATATCAATAAACATACATGCTAAATCAGGGTATGCTTGTTGTAAATTACAAACAGACAAAGTAATTGAATACAAAGGTGGGAAAAGAAAATATGAACTTTTTGAAAATATGCATTCTTTATTAGGTAGAGCTTTATTTCCTGAATATTTTGTTACCCATAAAGACTGGGTAGTAAATCACAAAAAAGAAGCACATAATTATTTATTAAAAGATTTAAGTCTTATTAAATTTCGAGATAACTATTTAACAAAAAATTTAAAAAAAATACAAAAATCTTTACAAGTAGACATAATAGAAAGACAAGGTTTCAGTGTAGGTGGTATTGTGGGACCAAGACCACGACAAGAGTTGAAAACTTACGAAGAACTGATACAATCTTTCTATGAACAACTACAGAGAAGATGATCCTATTGAAATAATATTAGGCATTTGTGATAAATGCGTAAACTATGTTCCTTTTGTTAGAGTTCCTGATGAAGAACTTAGAGTATATAAATGTATGACGTGCAAAACCAAACACACTCAACACGTCAACGGTAAAGTTGTTTTTAATTATCTAGAAGATTCATACATTATTAGGAAGTGACGCCCAGGTAGAAAAATAAGGGAAAACCTGGACGCCAAAGATGTGGACAATTGATTATAAAATAAATTAAAATAAACTATTGTCAAATATATTATTTGCTCTATATAATCCCATATAATAAGTTAACAAAAGGAAGAAAAATGCCAGATATAAGTAAATTTAAGTCTGTTTCTGTGTCAATGGA